AAACCCGCCAGCAAGAGGCTCAGATGGATATGCAGTTTAAGCAGGCCGAAATGCAGCAAAAACAACAAATTGCTCAGATGGAATACGATAAAGCCATGGCGGAGGCCCAGGCGAAGACGCTGGAGGTCAACACCAATCGGGAAATGAACCTGCTGAAGATGGCGCTTGACAACGACACAACCTTGCAAAAGCTGATGCAAGATTATGATCTAAAAACCACAGAGCAACTTATGAAGCTCGCCATTGAAGAATCTAAGCAGGAGCAGCAAGCAAAAGAGCTAGAAATTAAGCGCCAAACTGGCAGCGGGATTTAATAAACCCAAAGGAGAGCATCAATGATGATACTGAAAGATGACTTAGTGAGTCATCTAAAAGAGCGTACCGACACTATTGCAAAGCAGTGTGTGTCTAATCGAGACTTAACGTTAGATCAGACACAGTATGAACGTGGCCGCTATGCGGCTCACAGGGAAATCGTTAGTTGGCTAGAGACACATTTTAGCGACAGCTAACCATTTAATCACCTAGGAGAAATATATGAGTGACCAAAACCAAGATAATTTGGAAGAGCAAGAAGTACCTGAAACACAAGAAGAGCAACCTGTAGAAGAGATTGACTACAATTACCAAGAAGTTACAGACGACCACGAAAGCCTGTTTCGGGAACTAACAGATTCAGAGACAGAATCGCTAGCAGACCCAGACCCTGAGGCTGAGGCCGAAGAAGAAACAAGCTCAGATTCAGAGCAGGAGCCTGAGCAAGAAGAAGATCAGCAGGATGAGGATCAGCAAAAGGCCGATCAAGCCGTAGAGCAAATTGGCAACAAGAACTACATTGACCAAGAATTAATTAACTCGATTGAAGATAAAGAATTGCGCCAAAAGGTCTGGAACCTAGCAAACACCGCGCAAAGCCACTACAATCGGGTATACGCCAAAGAGCAGGAAGTTAATAAACTCCGCAATGATTTGGCGCAAGTGCAGGCCCAGCAACAAGTGGCACTGCAAAACTCTAAGTCAGAATCTGAAAGCCAAAAGATTGACGAAGAGACAAAGAACAAGATTGACAGGCTTAAGGAGGACTATCCTGACCTGTCCGAAAGCATTGAGGCGATGTTCCAAACCAAGATTTCCGAGCACTCTGAACAGCTTAGGGAACTTTTTGATAAGGAATATAGTCCAATAAGGGAGAAGATGGAAGAAGAAAGTCGCCAAAACGAGGTTCAGACCCTTGAACAGGCCGCTAATGACATCTTCAGAACTGAAAAAACGGGAGTTAATTACAGAGATGTAGTAGCTTCCCCTGACTTTCACACTTGGCTGGAACAGCAAGACCAAAGCATTAAACAATTAGCCAATTCAGACAGGGCCGCAGAAGTAGTTAGTGTTCTCAAGAACTACGAATACGACTACAGCCGCCAGTTTGAAAAAGCGAACGGGCAATCTTGGGTTGAGTTTGTTGTTAGCCAGAGGGAGCAGGCGAAGAAACCGCAAAGTTCTACGAACACTCCGAACGATCCCGCATCAACCACCAAAGGCGACCAAATCAAGCAGCAACGTGAAAAGCGACTCAAGACCGCTGTAACTGGCGTTAAGCCAAGCCGTCATGCTAGCAATTCCGGGGCAAGTTTAGATTCGGAGTCTTTGTTTAACCACTTCGCAAAAAACTCGAGATATAATTCTCGTTAACTTAAACTATTAGGAGAACTAACATGAGTACAGCTACTACTTATGCATCGGTTTCTCAGCGTACTAATGTTTATGCGGAAGTAAAGATGCTCGAATATGCAGAGCCAATTCTGGTTCTGGAGAAGTTCGCAGATGTCAAGCCGCTTCCAAAAAACAAAGCTGAAACCATTTCATTCCGCCGTCCGATTCCGTTCAATGTTGAACCCACGGAACTGGTAGAAGGCGTAACACCTCCGGCAACCCAAATGGCTTATGAAGATGTTGAAGTCAAAATGGGTCAGTACGGTTCAGTTGTGGAAATTTCAGATCGTGTCAACGACCTCGTTGAAGATCCCGTTCTGAATGACGCATCTCGTATGGCTGGTGAGCAAGCCGCAGAAACAAAAGAGCGTATCTGCTGGGGTGCTTTCCGCGCTGGTACTAACGTCACTTACAGCCCAACTACTGCCACTTCTCGTAGCGGCGTTCAGGACAAAATCAACCTCAATATCCAACGGTCTATTACCCGTTCGCTTCACTCGCAGCGTGGCCGTTATATCACTGAGGTGTTGTCTTCAAGCCCTAACTTTGCTACAGAAGCTGTCCGTCAAGGCTATGTCGCTGTTGGTCACACTGACCTTGAGTCTGACATCCGCCAGTTGGCTGGCTTTGTGCCATGCGAAAGCTACGGCGAGCAAACCAAAATCTTGCACGAGATGGAATTGGGTAAAGTGGAAAACGTCCGCTACGTCCTTTCACCCGTGCTTGAGCCGTTCCGCGGCGCAGGTGGCTCAGGTGGAACATCTGTCGTAGAAACCGGCGGCAACGCTGACGTGTACCCAATCTTGTACATGGCTCGTCACGCCGTTGGTTGTGTTCCGCTCAAAGGTGCTGGCTCTATGAGCCCGCGTATCATTAACCCCGATCAAATCGACAAGAGCGACCCTCTTGGTCAGCGCGGGATTGTTGGCTGGAAAATGTACTTTGCAGCCCTCATTCTGAACGAAGCATGGATTAACCGTGCGGAAGTCGCTGCAACCGATTTGTTGGCATAAGGAGATAAACCATGACTGATATTTTTTCACAATGGTCTAAAACCACTCGCCCTGATGGCGATCCATCTCCCTATCGCTCATCATCTTTGGCTTTGGCCAAAGGCTCACAAGCCGAGCTTAAAGTTAAGCTGGACGTGTCAGAAGAAAACCTGAATGCAGGCGACTTCTGGAACTTTGTTCGCTTGCCAGCGGATGCAGTTATTGACGCTCTTTTCTTGACTGCTTCGGACTTGGATGATGGCTCAGCATTGAACGTGATGCTGGAAGCTGATGATGGCACCACTGATAGCGATTTGTTGTCAGCTAAATCAGATGTCGCGCAAGCGGGCGGCACTGTCTTTGCTAATAACAACCTGCCTTACATTGGTGGCGATGAGGAAGTAACTGTTCGTGCGCATGTAATTGATGCAGCGGACACCGCAAAAGCAGGCGAAGCAACTCTGACCGTTCGGTTCAGCCGCGCTTAAGCCTTGATGTAAGACCTCGCCCCTTCGGGGGCGGGGCATTTTAAGTCAAAGACTACAGGAGAATACGCATGAATCGTGCAGACCTAGAAGAACTAGATAAAGACCAGCTAATTGCAATTGCAAACAACGAATACGGCCTAGAAGTTGACCGGCGATACAACGAAGAAAAACTGATTTCGCTAATTTTGTCAAATTCTGCCACAGTCCAACCCAACCAAAAATTTAGTGGGTTTCCTGACGAAAACGGAGAATTTACAGTCCCGCCAGGCGGCGCTGTAGTAGAAATCCAAACAAACGCGTACAATCCCTACAAGCGGCCCGTACCATTGGGCGTTAATGGCACATTTCTGTACGCGCCCGTAGAGCAACCTATTTGCATCGCGGGCAAATACCTAGAAGTCCTTAAGAATGCCGTACGAGAAGAAACAATCCAGAAAAAAGACGAACAAGGCATTTTAAGAACATATTATAACACAAAAACCAGCTACCCTTTTTCAATTTTGTACCATAACAAAACAGATAAAGTACAAAAAGTCCAAGCGTAACTGGCCCACACGGAGCTTGTTGATGGAGTACATCGAGCTAGTAAAACGAGCGATACGGTTTAGCGGCGCACGAATTGATGCGCCGTCTTCCGTTTCTACGGCAACAGGTTTAACTGCCGATTTTGTTGATTACGTTAACGATGCGTATAGAGACATTCAGATGGAGCGTCCTGAATGGTATTTTCGCATGATGCCCAATGAAATCCAAATTAGTGAGCAACTTTTGGAGAAGGGCCAAAAAGTAAAGCCTAGTGACATCCAAGCACCAGCAGCTCCTTCGTGGAATTACGTGTCGTTATACGATATTTTTATTAAAGAAGACGAAAACCCCGAAGACCCCCCATCAGCCATTTCTTTTATTCCTTGGAATGGTTACTACGCTCGGTGGGGCGGTTCTGAGGCACAACTGGATACCAACCAAGCCACAGAACGAAAAGGCCGCCCAGAGCGGTTTACAATTGCCCCTAACGGGGAGCTTTGGTTAAACCCCATTCCCGACCAAACGTACATAATGCACTTTATGGGCCCCAATCGCATCCAAAAGTTGTGCGATGATTGTGACGAGCCCTTTATGCCTGAAGAATACCACGATATGATTGTATGGCGGGCTGTGCGGGATTACGCAATGTACCAGCAAGACGCGGCCATGATGGAAAAAGCAAGAATTCGATACTTGCCTCTTAAAAAGTCGCTAGACGCCGAATACCTACCCCAAATTACCCTAAACGTGGGTAAATTTTACGAGCACATCCGCTAATGGGGATGGGTCAAACCAACACTGACTTTATTACGAAGCCACTAGCAACCACTATACCGGCTGTTGGTGGCTTGGATCAATTGTCGCCTAAAACCGAGATTAATCCGGGCACGTTGCAAGAGTGCATGAATTACGAGGTTTCTCGTGAAACTGGCTATAAAATTGCCGAAGGCATTATGAAGTTTGCTGGGACATCCTTTCGCTCTTATGACCAGCATTTAGTGGCCGACATTGATAGTGAGACAAACTCGCCTGTTTTTTACACGGGAGGCGTTTATCTTGCCATTGACCCGGCCACATCCAAGCAAACAAGAATTAAAGTATTGCTACAGGAAGCCGACAAACTTAGGTTTCAGATTATAGGCGGCAATACAAATGACATTCTGGGCAATACCGTTCGCGTATATCCCAGCGAGTCAGACACCACCACTTACGCTACGATTTCAGGCGCGGCGGCACAAGAATATTCCTCAGTTGAGGACTTTATTGAAAATTACGAAGACGTAAACAAAAACCTCTCGGCAGTATCGTTTAAGCCACCAGGCGAAGGCCCAATTAACGTTCTTTTTGAGCTAAATGAGAAGATTTACGCCGCCCGTGACTTGTCAAACGGTTCGGGATCCCAGCTCTATACCACTACAGATCTAAAAGATTTAGACCAGCAGGTAGCGTGGGAAGCCGTTGATATGGGCTACAGCCTAGACTTTAAAGAGGGTGACACACGCCCGTTTACGCTGTCTGACTTGCAATTTCTTGATGAAGGCACGCCTTTGTCTTTTGATGTACTAAACCAGCGCGGGTCATCAGTAGATTCAGACATTTACACGGGTGGCTCGGATGATCTGGGTGTGGGCGCTACAGTAACCGTCCAAGAAAATCAACTTGCGTGGCAATCCCGCACCAATGTATTAGACAATTTCGGCGGTAATGACAACAACACTACTGCGCGGGGCTTTGTGCCGTTAGGCGCAGCGGTATCTGCCGATGAGTTCCGATGCACGCAGGCCCTAAAAGTTTTTGGCTTTAACATTGGCCGCAATCAGCCCCTAAATGCCGAAATTGCGGGCATTGAGGTTAACGTGCGGTATGAACACGCCCATACGGAACAGCAATCTGCTGACGATGACGAAAAACAAGCCGTTATGCTGTCGGCAAGGCTTTTAAACGTAGGAAACACAGAAAATAAAGCCAACCAAACCATTAAGACCGCCGCTGGATCTGGCTCGGCAGGGTTTGACGCCGTAACAGACACCTTGGGCGGAAGCACTGACTTGTGGGGCGCTACCGATTTAAAACGAGAAAACGTTTTTGATGATAAATTCGGCATTGAGCTTGTTTTTGCCCACGCAAAAGGACCCAGCCTTAGCAATCTGCTTTACAATGCCCTGACAAAGGTTTTTTGGGTAGAAATCTCAGTATATCTGGAAGACGGAAACCAGCTCGTTTATTTCTACGACCCGTCAACAGACACCAATGTTGGCAACGCCAATGTTGCAGAAGTCACCTTAACATCGGGTTCGTTTTCTTCCGAAGATGCTCGGGGCGTGTTTACTCTATATGATGTCTCTTCTGAGACAGATATGGATAACATTACGGCGGACTTGGAAGTTTGGACAGACCCTGACGGCGAGGGCACTTTACTTGCCAAAACAGACGGCCCCGCAACACAGAATCTGTTGCCTACGTCTGCTGAAATGGAGCAAGCTAGGAGCATTTCGCAAACAATCAAGGCCAACTTCTTTATTGACGCCCAGCGAGAGGCCATCTATGGCGTTACAGGCGCTGGCCCTGCGTTTCTGTTTAATGGTACGTATTTCCACTTTATTCGGGCGCCTATTCCGCTAGATCAGGACAAGCCCCGCCATATTGCCGAGCACGAGTTCCATTTGGTATTGGCATATGAAAGCGGCTCAATTCTGGTTTCTGTTGTGGGCGCACCGACCAACTTTAGTGGCGTAGAAGGCGCCTCAGAGTTCGGCTTTGGTGACAATATTACGGATTTAATGCCTCTAGTAGGCTCTTCATTAGGCGTTATGTGCAAACAATCCAGCCATGCTTTTGTTGGCAACGTGCTGGAAAACTTCACCACCCAAATTATTTCCAAAACTTCTGGTGCAATTGAATACACGTCATCTATTGTCGGGCAACCGATTTATGCCGACTTTAGGGGCATCAGCTCGGTACAAGCCACGCAGCAATACGGTGATTTTCTGTCTGGCAGGCTAAGCCAGATGATTAACGACTTTGTTCAGAATCGTTTGCAAGAAGTTTGCGGTATATGCTCGGCCAGATTGCGCCCTGTAGGCGCTTTGGGCGTTAGAAACAAGAATCAGTACCGCCTTTTCTTTAATGACGGCTTAATTTTAACAATGACGCTGTTCGGTCAGGGCGATATGTCCCCAGTTTTCACCATACAAAACTATGGATGGGATGCAAACAGCCCTAACGACATTAATGACGCGTATGCGCCCTCTGTGTTGCTGTCTACGGTGCTTAAAAACGGCACAGAATTGAACATGATGGGGACAAAAGACGGCGATGTTTGGATTTTAGACCAAGGAACTGGCATTTTAGACGGCAATGGCATTGAAAGCTATGACGCTTTAATTACGTTTAACCCGTTTAACGCAAATGAGCCCCATTCCAACCTAAAATACAACGAAATTCTGGTTCATGGGAAATCTGCTGGAAAAGTGGAACTTATCTGTTCATCAGGTGTCAATTACTTAGTGCCTGAGCCAGACACCACACAAGATGTGATAACTTTGGGGCATGATGGTTATGGATTTAACCAACCGCCCGTGCCACAACGGCGATCTACACACCTACCGAATGTTACTTCAGGATTTAGCCTTAAATTACAATCAAAAGCGGACGGTAGCCCCGTTCACAACATTCAAGCAATCACATTTAGACCAGTGCCTTTGAGCGATCAAAACGTTGGTCAAAAACGAGCTGGCCCTAGCGCCCAAATGTAAGGAAAAAGTATGGCAGCAAAAGACCAAAATAACGGCGGAGTTCCACCTGCTACAAGAGGAGGCCCTGGAGGCTATCAAATAACCGATGGCTCCCAAAACCTGCCCATGAGTGACGGATCAGAAGACGTTGCACAAAATCAACAGCCCAGTGCAGGATTGCCTCCCGCAAATCAACAAGGTGGCGCGTATGCCCAGCCACTGCAAATGGGCCCATCTTCAATTGTCCCGCCTCCGGTATTTGAGGCCCCGCAAGTGCAAGAGCGCGTTGTAACGGGTCCCCAAGTTGACTACAGTCAATATGGACCTACTTTGCAACAAATGGAGGATGAGCAACTTGCTTCAAGACAACTAGACAGCTCGCTTGCATCAGATCCTCCTTATATGCGTCAAGCCGCGCTTTCTGGGCAAAGATCTGCCGCACAACGAGGTGCATTAAGCTCTAGCATTTCTGCTGGCGCAAGCCAATCGGCGGCTATTCAAGCGGCGGCACCCATTGCCCTTGAAGATGCCAGAGCATACCAGCGAATTGCCTCAGAAAACGCCACGGCAATGAACAACAACAATCTGGCCAAGTTGCAATCTGCCACTAACATGGCTACCAGCAAACTGCAATCATTGACTGCGCTCGCATCTACTGCCATGGATGCTGAGTCTCGTGGTCAAATTGCCGCCCTAAATGCCAATGCCCAATCGGCCATTAGCCAAATGGAGATTCAGGCTCGAAGGGAAGCGCAGGAGTTTGAAGCCGCGCACCAACGGGCGCTTGAAATGCTTGGCCAGCAAGGCCGTATGGAAATTGCAGAATTTCAGCAAGCTGGCGCAATGGAGCAACTTGATCGAAGGTTTGAAGGCGAACGTGGCCT